CCCGGAAATATAAGATTGGATACCTCTCCAGTTAGATAATTGATCATATTTCGTGTGCTAGAGGCAGTTCCTCCCGCTGAATAAGCAGTAAAACCGGTAGAATCGACATCTATCGTAACCGTGGTTGCTCCTACTGCGACAACAGTAAAGAACCTATCATTTAACTCTGTCATTCCCACAACGTCGGTAATAAGGATTTGTTCACCCACTAAGAATGAAGAAGTACATGTCAAAACGCATTGAGTAGCTTGGGTAGCACCTGTTATTGCAAAGGAGAGTAAGTATTCTGATAAGGGAGTATTTCCATTAGGAGCATTTCCTGGCTGCATTAATAGGCCAAGATTAATGTTACTCTCGAGAAACTGGCCGCTATCTTGTACTGTGATGTTAGACCCATCAAAAGAAGTTGCTGTGATGAAAACTTGGGAATTTACACTTGTAACTGGAACATCTTCGATAAATGTATCACTTGCAGTGATCTCAGCAACTGATACTTGATGAGGATCCTCATTTTGTCCTGTTGCTACAACCCCTGTAATATCAATATGTCCTCTTAAGATGCTTTGTATTGGAGGATTTAAAGGCGTTGAATTTGTTCCTGATAGAATAGGAATCTGAAGATTATAAGGTCCAGAGGTTCCATTACCCTGACCTAATATAAGAGGATTCTGAATCACATTAGGATAAAGGTTATAGAAGCTATTTCTTTCAGTAATAAACGGGACTTGCACGCCATTCACATAGGCAGGACCCATAAAACCCTGATAAACAGGGTAAAATGAAATATTTTGGCTTCCAGATTCAACTTGAATATCATAAAGGGGCATATTGTATTTATCTACCCCAGGGGTTGTTAGGAACTGGTACTTAGTCTTAAGATCAAACAACTGAATCCTTGCGTCAACATCCATGATCCAGAATCTATTCACATAATCGATCAATAGATCATCAGTTATTTGAGAATTCGAAGGACTTTTGATGATCCTTCGAATATACGTTAAAATGTCTTGTAATAGGTTCATTTATTCTCCTTAAAAACCACTAGCACCCATGAAGACAGATTTTCTAGAACTTACAGGACGAGCTTCAAGCCTTTGAATTGTGCTATCGACTGCCATTGATCCATAGTATTGACCCATGCCATCACTTGAGTTAACAGTATTCTGCATCTTGAGTCTGTGGTAGTTACAACGTGAGATCTGCTCAGCTAGATATCTTGGGCCCCAAATAGGTTTATTGGTAGGAACTTCCCATAATTCTGCAGGTAATCCTGGGTAAGGTTTTGTCCAAAGTTCGATGTTTTCGCCAATGATTTCATTGTTCTCGGCTATGAATTGGACATATTCTTTGGAGAAGTTGTACTTCTCTCTAAATCTTTCATTAAATTTCTCTCTAGAACCTATTGCTCTCTTAGGTTTTAGATAAATATCTTTTGATTTCTCAATCTCTGATTGAGATAGTTTGGTCTGCGGTTCCGTTTCTTGCTTAGGAGCCATATTCATGCGGTCTAAAGTCATCTCTTTAACTTCTGATTCAAATTTATCTATTTGTTGTTTAGCTTTTTCTAGTTCCATTTCTCCCGCTGAATTTACTTTTGGCTTTGCAGTCATGTTTATCCTATTCTGGTGATATGTTTATAAAGCTTCCAGGGATTGTTGTGCCTGTTGGGCTTCTTCCACTGGAATTATTTACTCCGCTATTTACATCTCCTATGGAGATTATTTGGGGCTGCGTAAAACTTCTTAAACGAAGCGATGCTATGCCTCCTGATGAATATGCAGTAAATGCACTGGAATCGACACCTAATGTGATGGTCGTTGCAGTGCAAGCCACTATGAGAAAGATGTTATTGTTCAGTTCGGTCATTCCGCCGACATCGGTAATTAAAACAGATTGACCGGGAACAAATGAATTATCGGCAGTAAGAACACATTGCGAGCTTTGAGTAGCATTAGTAATATCAGCAATGAAGGGATCGGTAATGAAGGGATCATAATTCCTTGAGTCAATGTTTACTTCGACTTGATCATCAGCTGGAATAGAAGTAATCAAAGCTTGCTGACCATTGATTTGCGACATACCATAAGAAACCGGAATTAAAATCCTAACTTGCTGATTGACAACATAATCTTGCTCTTCGGTCGTCGTGATCAATGTTGTCTGACCTTTTGTGATATCGCTTATTACAAAACGCCTAGGCTGATAATAATCCGCCTGGATGGGAACATTCGCATAAGCCGGTATGGGATATGAAATTACTGTCATTTTATCCTTAAGAGGGGGCATTAACCCCCTCTAGCTATTGTTATGGAATAGACATATCGTGAAGATAAGCTCTCCAGTAAATCACATCGTTGGCATCTCCAACTAAAACGCCACTTGTTACAGTGGTTCCTACACCAGCTCCAATTACGAAACCTTGGCTTGTATTATTCACAAATGCGCCTAATACAGCAGGTCCGTTAATGGTGCTTACATAGCTTGCGCTTGTAGATCCGCTTGGGAAAGTGTAAGGAGAAGGATAAAGAGGCAGGTTGGTGCCTGTTTGTCTTCCGCCAGTATTTACATCGCCAACAGCAATCATTTGCGGGAACGAAGTTCCGGACAAATCACTGACTTCAACGTTATTTGTAAATGCTGTGTAGTTAGTTGAATTGATGCTTACAACAACAGTATTATAATCCGTTACAGAAACAACATATCCATAGACTGGGGATCCTGGAGTTGTTGAATTTGGTAAGGAATTAAGTTCGACTGTGCTGTAATCCGCAGGTATTCTGAATGCAACTTCTTGACCAACAACTAAGTTATGAGCTGTAGTTGTGTCAATAGTTGTTGTTGTGCCAGTTGTGATAGCACTAATAACAGAAACGCCTGGGAAATAAAGATATGGATACAATACTTTCTTTACAAAAGCCCCGCTTGGAGAACCAGCCAAAGCAGTATAATTACTTTGGTTAGTATTCCATGGGATTGAAAATGTGTTAGCATTTATTCTTGTAACAGTAAATGGGATACCGTCTATCTGAGGCATACCGGTTGTGGCGGATTGATAGAGTCCTGTGAAGACAACTACATCGCCTGTTTGGTAACCGTGGCCTGTGACTTCAACAACAGCTGGGTCAGCTTTGGTAAGACTAACTACTTGCTGTCTAGCTCCATATTGGAGAGCTTGGCCAGCAGTAAAGGTACTAATACCATTAGTTGTAACTGTATCATATACTAAAGCAGAAGCTGCTGTATAAGCTTCAACTACAGCAAAGCCTTGTCCCATATTTGCATCCCATTTTGCTGAAAGAACTTGGCTAGCAGCAGCACCAGCATTTGCGTTTGTATAGTTTACAAACTCAACATAATCTGGAACGAAAGGGAGGTTAATAACTTGGGCAAAACCTGTAGAGGTAAATTTACCCTTTGCCATTCTCGAATATTCAGTCATATTATACCCCCAATACGTTTAAACGTGTGCAAAGAAGGTTTCTAATGGCTGTATCTTGAGTGATGGCTTGCGCTTGGGCAAACTTAACAGCAAGAGTAGCATTCTGAGCTAGCATACCAGAGTAGTATGGATCACGATAAATTAGGTTCATCGAGTAACCATCTTGGTCGATATGCGTAATAGCTTGTTTACCTAATACAGTATTGTAGTAAACATCGGCACCAAGGTCAGAAGCAAGTCTAGCGACTGGAGCTTCGGAGCTTGTTAAGATCCTGATGTTGAATACAGAACCATATTCAGCAGGTAAAGCAGAAGTATTTGTAGGATAGTTCCACTGAGAGATAAATCCTGTTGTTGTCATTCCGTCAAAGTCGGATTGCAACTCTGTTGAGCTCAACATAAAGTAAGCTGAACGGACAGGACCAGTACCGAATCTATCCATCCCCTCGATACCGCTCATAAACTTATAAGCATTATTAGTATCAAGAGTAGTAGCAACCAAGCTAAAGTCAGTAGAGGCAAGGTTTGCTGGATTATCACCATTGCTACCGCCTCCAGCCATGATCTGGCTAGCAGCAGAAACGATGTAATCTCTTAAGATTAAATCTTCTGCTTGACGCATCGCAACAGCTAAACGCTCAGAAACCCAAGCGAGTACGCCTTCTTGGTCTTGCAAAATAACTTGTTCGTTGATGATACAGCCAGTTCCGAAGAATGCCATCTGAGCATCAATGATATCTCTTTGCGGCACTTGTGCGGGAGGATCTATCCCGGCGTTACCCAACTGTACAGTTGGTGGTGTTAATGCGCGTGGGCGCATAAAACGGCATGTGGTACCTCCATGCGTGGGCATGGAAATTTTATCACAAACCGTGATGTAATTCATTGTGGGAGTAGGGACATAGAGCATAGCAGGCGCTAAACTCTGCAAAATCATTGGCCCCAAATTACCCGTAGTCGTAATTGACATAGCAACCTTAAGTTGTATGTTAATATTGACATGACGATCGGTAGACGAGCCTTATTACGTCAGTTCTCGATCACATCGGATTTGTGGTTGCGGGCCACTGTACGCTGATGCATTTTAACGCTATGCTAGCGAAACCTCAAAATATGAACTTATCATGCTTTATTTCAAGCAAATTTATATTCTTAACTTACTTTTTAATTCCTGCATCTTTTGATAAGCATTTTTCTGACCAGCAGTGCTGAAGTCTCCAACTGTTGAATAAGGAGCATTGGCAACTCCTGAAGGTTGGTAATAAGGAGATCTTCGGTTAGCATCGATCTTTTCTTGGATAGAGGGTTCTTTAATGGCGGGTTTATGTAGGCCTAAAGCTTTAATGTTTTTATAGACTAGCTTTTGACGATCGAAACCTTCCGGCATCTTAAGAATAGTTTCAGCAAGTTCGGGATCTGTCTCATAGAGTTTATTGGCATGTTGCATGATGTCATAGAAATCTTTGTTGCTTTCTAGCCAAAGTTCTTGCTTAAGCTCATCTTTGGCTTTCTGCTTTGCGAGTTCCATAGCTTTACTGATTTCACTCTTGGTAGATTGATCAAACTTATTAAGAGTTTTGGACAGTTTTTTGTGATCAACGTATGGTTCAGAATCATCTTCATCATCATGTGATTTTGAGGATAGTATTTCTTGAGCCCGTCTCTCGGCATCTTCTCTAGCTTGCCTTTCTTGCTCAAGTTGTTTTTGGTATTTCTGCTCAAGGGCACGGAAATTTAACTCTTTATCGCTTGGTTTATTTTCTGTGTTTTGATTTACTTCAGCTGACATGAAAATCCTTTCTCCGTAACGCAGGAGTGCGGCTTTGGATTTACCCATCGTTTAATAACTTAACGTTTTAAAGGCAAGTAAATGAAAGACAATGCAATAAATGTGATGAAGTTGAATGTTCTGGATTCACATGATAGACTGCTTGAATTAAAGAAATCAGAGGCGCAAACACTCGGACAAGGTGCCGAGGACTGCCTTAAGAAAAATCCATTGTCTCTAGCTTTACAAGAAAAATCCCCTTACATCTACATGTTTGCTCATCCAAGAACTGAAGCAGATGGGAATACAAAGAAGATGTTTTGGCAGCCAAGATTAACAAAACCACAAGCGCAAACCAATTCATACCTATTTAGAGCTATTTCAAAGTCGGATTCTATTGAAATTTGTTGGATGTTACCCTCAAGAGAAACGTGGGGACAGCATAAGAAAGGAAATATCGCAGAAAACGAGCTCGTAGAATGGTCTATAAACATGTTCTTAAATAAGAAAAAAGAGTTAGAAGAACCCCATCCTGACGATTTACCAGAAGCTAAAATGAAAATGATCTACTATGAAGTGCTGAATTCAATAAAAGCTAAGAAATGGCAACCTAAGCTAGACGCCTTGGGGGGGTCTTAAGCCCCTTATTTCCAACAGGAGTTATTCCCATCCCTTCTTTAACCTTGCCCATAGGGTTTCTAACACCGCTGCCATAATAATCACCCATGCCATAAGGTGTGTTTGCTGTGTGTGCTGTTTTTAATGCTTTATTCGATTGTTGCTTTTTCTTCATTGGGATACGTCTTTAATGTGTTTACACGGCCTTTTGGGACACCTGCTGATTTGGGATCGCCAGCATGGCCTATAGGTTGATTTACTCCTACGCCATAATCAGTTCCTGCATTAACATAACAACTAGATCTTTCATCATATTGTGGGCATTTAAAGCTCCACGGATTTTTTACAGATCTTTTTTCGTTTTTTGTCTTTAAAGGATCATTGAATCCTGTTTCCATATTCCTCCTAAAATGATCGTCAAAGAGCCTTCCTTGACGATCATAAATTAATAACGGTGATGTGGTCTTTGAGGTAAAGAATTGATTTTTTTCTTACCCATCTCTTGCTGTGTTTTGATTGCTTCAGTGGTATCTTCATACTGCTTTAGCTCGCCAGCACCTTCTGCAGAGTTATAATCTCTTGTGTGTACACCTTCTGGAAATACACTACCTCTAGATTTTCCACCTGCCCAAAAGCTATGATCATCTATTTTACGGCCACCCATAGTTCCTCCTATTGATTTATAGCCATTTCAGGGCCTTGTTGCCCCATTATACTTTGTAAAAACTGATTTGACAATGCTGTGTTTTTAGCATCTATTTTTTCTCTATCTTCATTTTGTTCTTGTCGATAGTCGAAGGATTCGATTTGATTCATCTTAAGCATTGTTTCGACTTCACCATATTTCGCAATGACGTCGACCATCTTTTCGAGTGCTTCCATCTTCGCTTTTGTTGCCATTGCTCTATTTTGCGTAATTTCAGATAGCCGTTCTTCAAATAAACCAATATCTGCTTCTGCTCGCCCATGTCTTTCACGAGCAGTCGCAAGGTTGGCTGCTGCCCTAGACATAAGCTCTTTTAGTTTGGCTTCCTCAAATGCATGTTGAATATTCTGAGCTTCACCTTGTACCGCTGCTGCTTGTTGTTCTTGTTGTTGCAGGAATTGAACGATCTCCCCTTTACCAGTGATATTAAGCTTGGGAATGATCATAGATGGGGGGAATACTTCTCTTCCGAATGTTTGGTTCATCTCAAGCATCTGTTGGGCCTGTAGGTTTTGCTGGGAAGGTGTAAGGTCGGCCTCTTCTACTATTGTTTTATACTTAGCAAATACTTTGCTGTAGAAGAATGGAGTAGGTTCCTCTCCTATAATCATGCCAACCTTTTCGGCATTCCAGTTATTTAAGACTGTTTTAAGAAGACGATCACCTAAAAGCTTATCTGCATAATCCCACTGATCGAAGTACTTTTGGAACGTCATCAAATTAGCTGCCTGTTTTAGCATAGCCGTAAGCGTGCTTATTTGCTTGTCTTGCTGTCCTGCCCAGTTTTCTAAATCGATGCCTGCTACACGGAATATCAGATTCGCCATCTGATCAGCTAATGCAAGATCACTTTCGGGAATACCCGAAGGAATGATCTTTTCGCAATCTGTCATCTCATACCCTTCGTTGATGATGACGTCCCAGCCTTGCCCGCTTTTCTTGAGATTATCTTCATTGGCAACAGCGCCAGACTTTCGTTTCCATCCGGCATTTATAGTGGCTGCTGTAATATCGTTATTTGTTATAACCTTCCAGTTAAACAAGAATTGCGGATCTCGCATAGTCCTTACTAAGGATCTGACTCTTAAGTCGTAGTAGTTGATGTGGGGCTCATAGTTCCAATAGTAAGGAATGAAGGGACACTCATCAAAGCCGAGTGGGTTTTCGCCTTGATACATAAGCTGATCGTTGAGTACTACAGCTAGTTTCCAAGTTTGAGCATCAACAGTAACTTGCTCTAAATCAGGAATGCCTTGAAGAATTCCATCTATTTGCTCGTTATTATTTGCAAAGTCAAAAAATTGCTTTCTTGATCTGCTATATAGACGCTTTTTCTTTCTCTTCCACTTATACCAAACATAGCTTAATACCATTAAATCATTGCGAGCCATATTGTAGTTTTCGGGAAGGAAATAGAAAGAACCATATCTTTGAGGTGATCCAGCCATTGGTCTGATCTGCTCTAGTTTATCTGGAAATCTAGCTTCAGCTTCATGCTTACTTATGTATTCTTGACACCAAACAAACTGAGCATCAGACATATCAGGATTACGGAAGTAAGGATCGACTAGGAATGAATTATATTCCCAAATCTTGACTTTTAGCTCACCTTGGGCTGCATCTTCAGAATAATCCAAATAAGGCTGTGCAAGAACCATGCCAGAAACAGCGGCTAATTCTTTAGCCTTAGACTTTTGCTCATGGATACCATTAATGTTAGCCTCATGGATCATTAGCTTAGTATATTGGTCAGTTGTTTGAGGATCAGAACCTTCCGTTGGCTGATAGATAAATTGCTTTCTTCGCTGTCTTTCATAACCAGTGATCATATTCACGGGCTGCTGTATGATATTGAAATAATAGGAGTTATAAGAGACATTCGGAGAAAAATTAAAATAGCGATTAACGAAAGTCTGAGATCCGGCATAAAACAACGAATCAATGTTAGATTGATTCCATCTCGATTGTTCAATCGGTTGGAATTTACTATAAAGATTATCTAACCATTGTCTTACATTGCCTTGATTTGGCTCTAAAGCATTGTTCCAGGTGGGGTAATAGAAACTAATGACTAGTCCTCCTCTAAAATCCTGACCTTATAATCTTAACATAATTTATTCAAGCTTAGTGTAAAGCCAGGAACTTTGGCGTGTAAACCGGCTTTACAAAGGAAAAGAAACAGGGCGCATCACTTCGATCGCCCTAAAAATTTAGACGGGATCAACCTATATAACCAGGAAATTCTCACTTTAAATTATCCGAATCTTCTTGTCATTTGGAATCTATTCTGCTGCCACTCTTTAACTCTTTGGGCATCTTCATAGGGATCGTATGTTGTTACTTTGTGGGTGTTTATGACATACCTTAATGCATCGACAGCATGATCCCCTTTCTTGACCGGGGCATCCTCTCCCCTTTTGGATTTGGATTCGTCCCAAACATAGTTTTCTATCTCTTTGATCGTATGTTTACATTCTTGGCATACGAAGAGATTTCCCTTACCCATCTCGGAGGTCATGTTTTCAATTCCTTGGATCACATCATTATTAGCTTCAATAACATGTAGTCCTCGTCTCTGAAGTTCAAGCTTCATAGACAAAGCTGATGGGTCAATGTATATCTGTTTGACAGCATAAGGCTCGATAAATCTCTGGATATCATCAGCAAACTCGCTATTGATCTTCTGTCTACCCTTCTCTTTGCAATCCCAATAATATTCTTTTTCGACCCATAAGCATTTACCCGTTTGGGTATATTTACCCGTAGAAACGCCGATTAATACACAAGCGAAAGCGTTGCTAACTCCATAGTCAATGCCGGCTACCCAGTAATCTGCTGCTCTTGGTGGATTTTTAACCACGTGAATGCTTCGGTCGAAGAAATCAAAGATCGCACCTTCTGCCATGCACCAAAGACCAAGATAATTGCGCTTATAAAAGAGTCCGCTTGTACTATGTTTCAGGCCTTCTTTATATTCTTTGCTTACATATGGGTTGTCTTCTAGGGTAAAATGTAAGCTATAAAACTTTTTATATCCTTCTTCGCCTTGATCTATCCATTGCTTAATCTTGTGAGTGGGAGAGGAAGGGTTGCATGTGGCTATAGCCATACTATAATCTCTACTAAGACGGCTATCTATCATATCAATTATAGACTCAGGATAAAGTGTAATCTCATCACAATATATTAAAGAGGCTGTTAACCCTTGAAAATTACCAACTGCACCTTCATCTTTAGCTCCTAGGATAGTGATTGTCTTATCTCTAAAGTAAAGCTTTTTACCTGACCATGAACAAAAAGGACGGAATATTGCTAATTCCTTAGACTCCATAACAGGCCTGACAACGTTTCTAAATGCAGTGTCGAAAGTCCTACCAACAATATATATATCGCTATCAGGGCATTTACTTGCCTCTTGAAAGAATCGAAATGATCCTGCAATAGTTTTACCTGTTCTAACGCTTCCGTGAGCTATATTCCATTTCCTTACCGAATTTAGAATAAACTCTAGTTGCTTTGTTGATAGTGGATCAGCCATAATGCTCTTATATATATTGGAGGGTTTGAATGGAAGAGAAACTCACTAAAAAAGAAATGCTCAAGATGCTTGATGAAATGATTAAAAGCTTTGACAATCTGCCGCAACATGCCATGTTATCATTTGTAACTCAATCTGAGCTTTGTTCTGTTTTAATGTTGCTGTCAGCTATCTTACGATCGGATTGTATTGATGAAAGTTGATCTACAAAGTCTGTGAAGGTTGCAACAATTTGCTCGTTTGTTTCAAAGTTTTTCCTGTCTTGTTCCAAATAAATTTCACCTAAACGTAACAGCATCTGTATGTTGCCTTCCATAGCTTTATGATATTGCTTGGCTCTTAAAAGGCATTTTCCCTTACTGCGCATTCTTACAGCATAATTAGTGAAATCTTCGCCATGTTTATCTTTAAATTTATTGCCAAAATTTACAGGATGCATACCAACGTTTCCTGCAATTTCATTCATTGTGCATTGAGCCATGATAAGCTTGTCGACATTATCCCAATCAACGAATATTTCAGGTCTTCCGACTTTTCCTATTTCTTTTTCTTCTTTAGTTTTTGATTGCATTCAGTGCACCTATCGCATTCTTCTTCTATTTTAGGAACATCATCAAAACATCCAGTCAGTTCCTTTACACTAAATCCCCATTCCACCAAGTCTCTCATATCCCAATCATTTGCTAGGATGTCAAAATCCCAAGAGCCTGTGTTTTTGTTGAGCCGAATGTTAAGTTCGTCAACTTCTTGCTCAGTTAACAAACTGTCAGGCACCCAGCAATTGACTTCAGATTCACCTTCATCCTTTAGGATTGAAATGCGCTGATGACCACCTATGATTGTATTGTCATTATTGATTATGGGTACATCTATGAGGCCGAATTTAGTGATAGAAGTTTTGAGTTGTTTTGCCTGATCTTTGTTAAGATAGCGTGGATTTTTGGAATGAGGAATTAAGTCTTTGATGAGTCTTTTTTCTAAGCGCCATTCGATCATTGATATCCAGTTGTTTTTGCTTGACTGAATAACAATTTCGCAGATTTTTTGTCTAAGTGCTAAAAAGAAAGGGCTCTAGTCAATCACTCTAGAGCCAAAGAAGCCATCGCACAAAACTTTATATTGGAGACTTTACGACCCCTTAATAACAATTTCGCAGGATTTTTGGAAAGATAAAGAGGGATATTTTAGGTAATACCCCTCAAAAGGATAACAGACAAATTTGAAAAAAAGGATAAATGAACAATGTAAGGATAAATTAAGAGACAATAAAAAGCAAAAAAAACGACACTGCTGGCAAAGCTACGGTGTGCCGCAATCACGCCTAGGTAACTAAAGTTACTGCCACTAGGATTTTTGTCTAGACATGCCCATGTCCAGTTTATCGGAGGATCTCTCAGGGCTACCTCCTCTAGTCGGGATATCTCCGACAGCTTGTTAACGACCACCGCCACGTCGTCAATTGAAATTTAGTAACAATTAGATCTTGGTTTTTCGTTTTTGCAAATGACGAAAGGACCAGGACTAAAGTGTAGTTCGGTATCTCCGAATGCTGATTTTAAGTATTCATTAGCATCAGATTCTAAAGCAAATGTTTTGTGTATATGATAATCGCCGTCAACGCCATCAAAGAATACGCCAAATCCATTAGTAACATCTGCTACATAAAATCTGATGATGTGATCAATATTATGCCACTCATCGTCAAAAGTTTTAACCCATCCCATTTTTTTTCTCCTCTTCCTTTTTTTTGATGCACTCAAAATTTAATATGTCGGCCAAGATTTTGCAGCACCAATTGCATGTTTTTTGGTTTTGTTTTGGAGGTGGTTTTTGAAATTCTTTGATAAAAGAGTCAGTAGGTTTTACGTTCATTTTGTGCGTCTTGGGAATATTTTAAGAAGATAATTATCAAAAAATGAATTTTCCTACAATGGAATATGTGAAGAAGTGTAATAAAAAAAAGTAAAGGGGGAAAAGTCCCCCAAAGAGCACGCAATTGAAATTTCATATTACCATATGCCGATATTTTTGTAAATTTTCGGCATATTTATTTGATATGCCGATTTTTAGATGATTTATCGGCATTTTTTAGGAAAACATCCCGGGCATTGCATGACGCCGTTGATTACTTCGCATTGCTCTTTGGGAAATTCATTTTTGCATAACCAGCAGCAGAAGGGATGATCGGATATACTATGTCTTACAATCTTTTTTACGATAATACAAATACAATCTAGACAATGCTCCCCGCATTTTTCGCATTCACCGCTCATTTCTTGCCTATCTGCCTGCAGGGAACAGAGCAATATGCCTTTTCAGATGTTGTTCGAACTGGTAATGATATCTTACATCTTGCGCATACCTTACGAGCGGTTTGATAATAAGTGAACTTAAGTTCGTTTTCGGTCAATTCTTGAATTTGAGCGGGTTCAAATATTGGCTCTTTTTCTAGCCAAGGGACATTGTATCCGCATGCGACTAAGGGATGTATTAGGTCTTGGGTTGTTGATCTAGGTATGGTCATTAGTCTTCCTTATTTTCCTTTGTAATCCGTTTCATAGAATCCAGAGCCCTTGAAATGCACGCCTAGTCCTGCTGAGGGTTTTTTAAGCATAAATGTCTCAGTGCAATAAGGACAAAAGAATTCCCATTCAACATTAATAGAGTGGGTTACTTCATTTGTATATTCGCATTTAGGGCATCGGTATTCGTATGTCGGCATGCTTAAAATATACCCTAAAAGAATAATCTCAGGTAGACAAAAATCTTCGAACATTTTATGGTTCTTGAAAACTCACATAAGGATGTCATATGGATCAAGTTCAACAAACCAAAGATTACACAAAATTTAAGTTCTTAACGGGAAATAGACCTCTTGATAGATTCCACATAAAGAAGTTAAAACAGTCTATCGAGAAGAATAATCGCCTCAATCTTCATCCTATCATAGTGAATCAAAATTTTGAGATTATTGATGGTCAGCATAGATATGAAGCTGCGCGTCAACTTGATTTGGAGATTTTCTTCATTAAGTCAGATACCATTAATGATGAGCATCTTATTGAATGTAACGTTAACCAAAAATCGTTCGAGGTTGAAAATTACATAGATTTCTTTGCTGTGAAAGAGAAAAAGCCAGAATATATTCAACTTAAAGATATGCTGAAATCTTCAGGTCTCAAGCCTAAAGCTTTGATGACTCTATTGCTTGGCGTTGTGAGTGCTAGTCTCTTGGAATTTTTAAAGACTGGTAAGTTTAAGTTTCCTATGAATGAAGAGCCATTGGAAGTTTTGAATTTCTTCTTTGACTTTAGCGCGTATGTGAAAGACAAAAGAATCAAACCTTTTAGTATGTTTTCCAATCACAACTTCACACGTGCTTTGAGATGGTTATTTAAAACTGCTGGTTTCCAGTCTGATATTTTCTTTAAGAAGCTTGATTTAAGATGGTTTGATCTTAAGCCACAAAGAACATCTGAAGATTGGTACACCCTTTTAATTTCTATTTATAACTTTAAGAATCACAATAGGATAGATGAAGAATATGGAAAGTGAAGATATAGTGGGAAAACACTTTTTTGATTGGGAAGTTTTGTCATTATGTGAAAAAAGAGATTCTAGTGGAAATAAATTGTATGAATGCAGATGTAAATGCGGAATTATAAAAATTAAAACTAAAAATGCGGTAAGTAGTGGAAACTCAAAAAGATGTATCTCTTGTTCTAATGAAAAAACAATACAAGATAAACTTGAAACAAAAAGAAAGAAATATATTGGAAAAGTTTATGGTACTTGGACAATAAAAGATTATTCTAGAAAAAACAACAAATGTTTCTTTATTGTTGAATGCGTTTGCGGAAATCAAAAAAAAGATTCATCTTTAGCAAGTATTAGAAGATTTTTGAATGGTTGTTTCAAATGTAGAAAAACAAAACTTACAAATGAACAGCTACTTAAGAGAAGAAAAAATCATATTGAAAAAGCAAAAGAAAAGATTGGAAAAGATGTAGGATCATTCAAAATATTGAAAATAGCATATGTAAAAAATTCATTGATTCATTTTGTATGCAAATGTTTTTTTTGTAAAAAAAATACCATCATACCTAATGGATCAATTCCTTTTCGGGAATCTTGCGGATGTTTAAGGGAAAAACATAAAGCACGTGGATCTAAACAACATGCTTCAAAATTAAATGAAATTGAAGCGGCATCCATAAGAGATCTTTATGAATCTGGTTATTTTTCATTGACTGAGCTTTCAAAACAATTCGAAGTAACGATCGGTACCATTTCCGCAATAATAAAAAAGGAAACTTGGAAACATGTGTGATTTTCTTCATTCAATGTCCTGATAATTTTTTTAGGACCCTATAATATCCATTATGTTAATTTGCCGTTTTTGCAAAGTGTTCGTGTTCATAGAGTTTCGTCATCTTGCGATAAACTCGTTTGAGTGGTGCCCTGACAGCCGGCTGAAAACGGGTGCGTTTTGTGTTTTCAACACGCTTCCTATATTCTTCGTTTGTCGACTTTGCTAAATGTTCAGCTTCCTCAATTGAGAGTTTAAGTTTCATGGATAGCAAAATGGAAGAGACTCCTTTATGTTCCCGCGCTAAGTCGAGGGCTTTTCGTTTTAGGTTCACTTTCTTTTCCATCATATACATATTGCTTCTTTGTTTTTAGTGGCTTCATTCTTCGGATCTTTTTCTTTTTCATCCTTTATACCTTGGGTGACAGGCTTTGAAGGCTTTCATAATTTTATTCCTACATAAATGTAGATATCTTTCTGTGCTAAGAACGCTTTCATGACCTAGGAGATCTTGGATTACTCTAAGATCGGCACCATTTTCTAAGAGATGAGAAGCAAAAGAATGCCTCAAGCTATGGGGTGAAACATTCTTTTGTATCTTAGCACGTTTTAGGTAGTATTTTATGATTCTCCATATTTCATGTCTATTCAACTGTTTATTTCTTAAACTTAAGAAAACCCATTCTCCTTTATGACATGCTCTTAGTTTAAGATATGTTTGAAGAGCATATATTGCCCTAGAATAAACAGGGATGACGCGGGTTTTATTTCCTTTACCTAAAATTCTTATAGAATCGTGATTGATATTCCATAATTTAAGGTCGCATATTTCACTCACACGTATTCCAGTTGCATAGATGAGCTTCATAATAGCTAAATCACGAACTCCTTTTAAGGTGCTAATATCGGGCTGAGAAAAAAGCTTTTGAATTTCCTTTGTTGTTAAAATATCAGGTATCTTGTTCCAAACTCTTGGAAGAGGGAAATCAATAAAAGGGTTATACGTAATAAGTTTCTCTTTTTTGAGAAATCTGTAGAACTGTTTGATGCTAATGATGACCTTATAAATTGTCGAACATGTATATTTTTGTGATTGAAGGTGTTTGTAAAAGATGAAAATGTCAGACACATCAACCTGTCCTAGAGGCTTTTTGAGATGTTTAATAAAAGAAGAGATATCATAAAAATATGACCTTACGGTATTGTGAGACAGCATTTTTTCCGTTTGAATATAAATAATAAATGAATGGAATAAATTTTTATTGTGCTGAGGCATCTTATCTATGTTGTGCGATTTTAATCGAAGGTTGCATATGAATTTTTTTAAGTCTAGAGCAGTTGACTTAAAGTTTCATAAACAGAATAATAGTAAGACGTTTGGAGGAAAAATATGGCTATACAATTAGATATCTTTGAAGATATGTCAGATATGGCAATCCTAAAGAGAAAAGTTGATCAAATGGCTGATTCACAAGAGAAGGTAAGAAAAAAGCAGTTCGCTGAATTACAACTGCTTTCTAAGATTTGCTTTGCTCAAAACGAGAAGATTGCGGAACTCGAAAAACTTATACAGGGTAAAATCGAGGTAAGTTAAGACGTCGCTCTTTTTGTCTAGCATCGAAGCAAAGTACGCATTGCGATATCTGCTTATTGCGCGCTCTATCACGTCGAAAACTATAAAGAGGCTTTTCTTCTTTACAGATCGTGCATTTCTTCATGCCGCTTGCTTGGGGAAATTCGCATGCAACACAAAGTTTTGACTTAGGCATAAATTGAGTGCAAAATTTCTCTATCTCGCATTGCTTGCATTTTATTTTCAGTAAGACAAATTCCATAATGGTTTAAATCCTCTGTTGTTAAAGCAATATTTTTGGGAAATATTCTAATAACAGTTTGAGGCTCAGTATAATCAGGGTGTATGATCTTGATGCTGTATTTGATCACGACGGATGAATCCCGATCGAAGAATAGATCTTCCATGCAATCCATATAAAATTTCGAAAGATTATCGCTATCAGGCTTTTGTATGTGGAAACAAATATTTTCTTGATAAAATAATCGATCCTTTTTAGATAAACGACTAGGAGGCGGAAAAAAGAAGATGAAGCCAAGCTCAGAAACTTCTGGTTTCTGGTAATTTCTGGCGAAAGGCAAAAACATTTGCCGAACTACTCTTTTTTCGTTTTTACGTGGATCATAAGTTTGGGAGAAGCCCCTAGCAAACGTATGCCGGGGCCTTGCGTATGGGATGGAGGGTCCTGGAAGTACAATCTCTAAAATGGTACGTCCTCTTGCTGAGCGTCTTGTGTTTGTTTATTTTCTTGGGTAACTTGTTGGTAGTTATCCAAGTTTTTAAGTAATGCGTATTCAAATTTGTCTTTACCACCAAAATGATTATAAGGGAAATATTTTTTTTCACCGTCCTTGTCATATGCTTCAGAGGGTAAAGAGATGAATTTCTTGCCGTATTTGTTTTTGTAAATCTTGATTTTGTTTATAGTGAAAACGTCTTCGATCCATTCGTTTTCGCTCGCCATATAGCGAATTTTCATTCGCATATTGACGGAACCTTGGAAGGATCCATCTTGTTTTGCTGGGTTGAATCTCAGAATTTCCATGTCTACTCCTTGTGTTTTATGTATCAAAAATTTGGCCGTTTACTTCGCTTGTGGGGCGGCTTAAGTTAAAAACGTGTATTTTCTCATTGCAGGGGATGATCGCCTTTCCTATCCAAAATTAGAGGCATTCTTACTGCCTTCGAAATTGTTCGCATCAAAATTGAAAAGATTTTCTTTTGCCATTTGTGCATGTATTTCGTAAACCATTTTGGCCTCATCTCTGAATTTTTCGTGAGTTTGATTTAGAATGACTGGATAACTGGAAGGCCCTATTTTCCATTTCATTGCAGGCTTAAAACCTATCCAAAAAATTATAGGCTCTCGATGGTAATTGCGACCTAAAAGCATGCTGATATGATGCATGAAATCAGGAATCATCAATTTCGCAAGTACTTCTTTTTCATGTTTATCAATGTATTTTTGTGCTAAAAGAATGTTTTTTTCTTTATCGTTATGCACAAATACCGAATCTTCTTAAAGTATTCTCTAACTGATCGTTAAAGCCTTTCTCGATGAATTTAACTGAGACATGGGTCATTCCTCGCTGAAAAGCAATCCCATAATCGTCGATGAAACATTCTGCTCCATTATAGAATTTTCCATTAGTAAATCTTTTAGATACAACATCTTTTAGACTTTCCTTTTGTTTTTTGTCAGGCGGCAACATTCTGCTCCAAAGGTCTTCAAATTTCTCTCTAAGCTTCTCTGTGCATCGTACATTTCGCCTCCAAAAATCATCATTTTCTAGCCAATCTAAAAGTTTAAGTATTTCTTCTTCAGATATTTCATCAATTTTTTGCATATCATTCACATGCTTACACCAGGTTTGCCAATTTGGCTCTTTCTTCTTGGGAAACAGCTTTTTAGCCATCACAAACATGCGTTTCGAAATCCTATATTCGAAAGAGTCCTCTGAATATTTAGTTTGATTTTTGTTTGATTTTTTTGTTTTTAATTCTTCTGATTGTTCGGAATGCGAATTTTTGTTTGCTTCGAGTATATTTTCAGAACCGTTATATAAATTATCAGACGTTAGCTCGGGTGAGGCGAAGCCGATTTCCGAGCTAACAATATATTTATCGTTAGATAAATATTCTTCTTTACTTCTTATATTATTATGGTGCACTTGGGCTTGCGGTTGGCTTGCGGTTAGCTTGCGGTTAAGTCGCGGTTGGTTTAGCGGTTGGCTTTGTTCTTCATTTATATCATAAATGCTTTTATCTGTTAATTTTATATATAGGAATCTTCCGGTTGACCTAGTGGTTAGGAATGAAAGAGCTTTGAGAAAATTCAAAATAGTCCTTACATTTTGTCTAGTGAGACTCCTTTCATGTGGTAGATCTTCGAATTCGCAACAATTGAATTCGCATTCACAAAAATCTAAATGTTGATTGAATCGGGTTTCTTCCCTTTTTGCTCTAAGTGCGATAACTTGTAAAAGCCATGCAGCAAGAGGATATGTTAATGCTAATTCTAGAGCTTCGCGACTGAGTTTGATGAATCCGTTTTTCATATCGTCACCGTAATTTTTATGTTGTGTCAATATTACGGATGCCGATATACTCGGAGATAACAAATCAGATCCGAGTGATGTTTCAGCATCCAAATGAAAGTGCCGAGTTAGCTGCTCGGCATTTTTGCTTTCTACGCTACCATTATTTTCTTTATTTTGTGAAGTAGTTTCATCAAACATGATTATGTCGTTCATGCGTTACCTACTGAATGCAGCCAGCTTGATAAGCAAAAATAATGTCCATAATCTTCATCAAAGTTATATCCTCTGACATGGACTTTTAAAAAATCCTCGAATTCCTCCTCGTGGGTTACGATGTAGCCAGATATCTCAAGAAACTTTATTTCTTCCTCGAAAAGGTTGAATATTTCAAATATTCCATCTTTATCGATGGCTCTGGTACATAAGATCACCCAAAGAGTAAAAACTTTCTCTGATTGATTTCTAAGGTGGTCTGCGCAATATTCACAAAGTAATATATTCGGCATGTATCACTCGGGGGTAAGTTTAATGTGAATGACCTTCCCATCGTCGTGAAAATCTAATAGCGCAAAACAAGTTAGATCATCTAGTTCATCCAGAATCATTTTTCTGGTCCTTCCTAGATATTTAAGATCTTTGTAGGAATACTGTACGTATCCTTCTTCGTCACAGTCTTTGCAGATGCTCATGTATAGACAATGAGCATGTGGATTGCTCTTAAGCAATTTCTCCAAATTTGAAAATTGAACAGATAAAGTCATAGGCAAATATCTTCTTGTAAAAAATGGGATCTTGAGTGAAAAATAGATGATACATAAGTATAAACATTTTATTGCTGAGTGTCTTATCGGGCGGCGTGTCTACCGCCCTTTACCTTATCTACGTTCGAAACGAGATTTTGAACGTGCTTTTTGCATATCTTTTTTTGGATTACATGTCAATATTTCTGGTGAAAATAAATATTCATGCTTAAGCTTAAGCTCCTTCTTGATGGTGTCTTGAAGGCTATCTGATAGCTCCTTATTTTTCACATGAAAGAGATTAAAAGACTTGTTTTTGGTTAATGTCTTTGATGGCATTTTGATCCAAATGTCATTGAAATTGCCCGTGATTCTGACCTGGCAATTGATGTCGAATTTATCCTCATAGGATATGATAACATAGCCTAATAATTTATCATTCCCCTTCCTCTTTTTTAACTTAAATGATTCTAGTTTAAACATATATATGCGTCCTTGGTTGATATCTTGAGAAATTGCTAGTATGTGAAAAAAAGGAAATTAAATGAAAGAAGTATGGAACGAAATTTTAGCAGGACTAGGAAATCCAAGAAGATTGGTTCCCCTATCATTAATCATCGTTTTTTTTATGATGCTCGTGGGTCTAATATGGGCCCTGATTTAGATCCAGAGCCCTCAAAGATTATTGAGACTTTTTTGATGCTTTTGCTTTCTGCTTCTTTTTTATTGATTTCTCATCAATGAACATATCGCGACATTTCACCTTTCCCTCTGTTGCATCTTCAATCTCTACAGCAAGTTTGAGAGAAGGATTTCTCTTTTCTGATGCAAAATCCAAAATGGTTCGATAGACAAACCCATGTTCTTCAGAAAACATTTTCATATTCACAGAATATTTCTTAAAATACTCAGACAATTTCATTTTTTTCTCCAGTATATTTGCACAAAATCTGTCATAAAAAGTGAAACATGTTGCACTAAAAGA